ACCTCTTTGTCTCTGTCTTTCTTGCTTTGGTCTTTCTTTAGTCCAGCCCTCCACAAATACTTAATTGCATTTCCAATGGCAAAGTCATAGTGCCGAGTAATCTGGATTGCCTCTACGCCGCTAGGGTGGCTTGTGTAGTGCGTCGGGCGATTAACCAGGTCTTCTGCTGCCTGCTGAAATACTTCTGCGGGAGAGTGCTGAAAGGGAGGCCCCATTTTTGCATACCGGGTAGCACTTTTTCTTGGTTCGTAAACATCAAATGTCATCTTCTACTTTTCCTTAATTTAAATTTTGCCAAATAAACGTAAATGGTTTCTACACTTGCTCCGCACTCAGCGGCTATTTGCTCTGGTGTTTTTCTATCAAGATGAAAGCGTTTGCGGAGCCAGGCCTCAGACTGGTATAGCTTATTAGCCATTGTTTAGCTTCTCCCAGTTGTGAACGGCATAGTGTCCAACTCCGATTGCATCAGACACATCATTGTCCAATACTACCCTACCGTAGTGCTCTTCCACAAACTCTATTGTTCTCTGCTTTCTAACTTCTCGGGAAGCCTTCTTGTACCAAGCCTCTGTTTTACCTGGATAGAAGTCCTTAATCTCTTGTTGTTCTGCCTTTGTCAATCGGTTGTTACCAATGAAGGACTGCCAAGCCATAGGGTTTGTACTCTTTATGACTGGTACCCCCGCTGTGGAGGCCGCTCCCAATACCGCGCCCTGAACCAGGGTAAGGTCAGCCAGAGTCTTAGGGCTGTTCATGAAGACCGTGTGCTCAATGACAATGGCATCTATTCCTTGCATAAGCTCTAGGGCAAAGAAGTCTCGAATCTTCTTGGAAGAGTCTGCAACTTTTTCGTAAGTGTTTCTTCCAACAAAGTTTATCTTTCCAACCATCAACAAAGTATTCGAATCAAAGAGAGCAAAAGCTATGTTGTTTGTACTAGCGTCAATGGAACAGATTTTCTTACTCATTTCTGCTCCCTCCCCTAGAGATTGATTTAATTTCTTTAAGTGCTTTCTTTACATCTTTTGGATTTACCAAGCAAGCCTGACAAACTTCTTCGTCGTTGTATGCCGACAGGGGAAGCTTGCAAGACGCACAAAGCCTAGTCTTAGACATTAGCCTCGTGCGCCTCGCAATCGCGTAGCGGTCTGCAATCTTTTGCTTGGTAGCACCTTCCCTACAAGAGTCAGAACAATATATCTGATACTTTACTCTTGCTACGAAGGCGTTCTCACACCACTGACAGCTTTTCATCTATCTGCTCCAGAGACTTAATCTTGATCTCTCCAGTTCCAGCTTCTGCACAAATCTTGTACAAAGGACAAGTCTTGCAGATTCTTGAGTTTGATCGATAGTTCTTTACTGGAAGGGTCTTTTCTTCCCACGCAGTACGAACCTCTCGCATCCACTCAAATGCTTGGTCTACCCACTTTTTGTAATACTCATTCATCTCAACAGGAAGAACCAGCAACTCGTGGTTGTTCTTGTTTTCATAAATGAGGACTGCCTTTTGCTTATTAAGAATCTTCATGTAAATGAGAAGCTGAATAAGGTGTCCTGCTTTGGGCCTCTCGTTAATCTTGCGATACTCGAAGCCTTCATTCATCATGGTCTTAATTTCTCCTAGAAGGACTTCTCCTTGCCAGTCTAAAAGAACATCTCCATACCCGAAAATTGGCGGGTCTTGGCTGATGACCTTGAACTCAGAATCTACAAGCATTCCAGAATCAGCCATAGCCTGCTGGATTCGCTCGTGAGACTTTGTTCCGTTAGTCATGTTGGCACCAGCAAAAGCATCTGCGTTGTCCTCAAAGACTCCGCCCTCAAAAGCTAAGTACCAGTACCTGGCGCATTCTCCGTGAGAGTATGCCACAGTGGACGGTGCAAAGCTTTTCTTCTGCTGATACTTGGGGCCACGGTTTACTGTGTACCCCTCTCTGATCTTTGCAATGATGCCCTCTGGGTCGATTGGGTCTTTCTTTACCCGAACAGGTCGCTCCATTACTTCACTGATTAGATTTTTCATAATTTTCCTAGCGAAGAATATACTTTAGTGCTGAAACCAGATTGTTAATGCTCTCAGCAGCAGTGTAATATATATTCTTGCGTGCCCTATCTGTCTTATCGACGTTAGTTAACCAGGTAGCCCTAAATGACATTTTTGCTGCAATCGCTTGTAGTCTCACAATTTCAATTGTCGCTATGTTTAGAGGGATATCTGGCTTTATAATTAGTTTAGATATCATGACTAGAGCATCGGTAAGCTCTTTATCATTCATGTAATCCGCAATATCTGCTAAACCATTTACCATGTCGATAGTAGTCTGACCATCTGTGTTTTCTTGCATATTAATAATTATACACCAATCCTAGGGTCTCTCATGTCTTAGTATCTTGTAACTCATCTAACATCTGTTCTAGCAGAGCCAACTCTACAACTGCCAACCTAGTCTTTGATTCATCGGGTGAACCCAAGACGACAATAATCATGGGGTCTGACTGCTGGCGCATGGCATCTGTTGATGCCTTTGCCCAAACATCCTTGCTCAAGGAAAAGCTTTTACCAAACTCCTTGAAGTCTACAATGAAGTTGTGCCAGCGGGCATCGCCCTTTTGAATCTTGCCACGGCCACTGTTTTTCTGTAGCTTGGCCCCTATCCTATTGGCCTCTCCTCGCTCAGTCAAAGTCCTCACGATTCTTTCTTGTCTTAAGGCTTACCTCTGTTACATGCTTATCAGGACAGGCCCAGCTAAGTGTTGCTGCATTGGGATAGTGCCTAAAAGATCTTACGTCCATTGGGCACTTGCTGCATTTTAGTTCTCCCTGGTATACCGTGTACTTAGCCATTTAGTTGCTCCATTAGTGAGTTGTACAACTCTTTGTCTTCGCTTACTCGCTTTACGAATCCATCTCTACCCTGGACTTTTGTGCCGTCCTCAAGCTGGTACCAAGCACCAGTTCGATTAACCAGTCCAGCAAGCTCTGCCGTGTCCACAAGGTCACCAACAGTGTCTACACCAATCTTGTCCCCACGAAAATAGAAGTCGTAGGAGCCGTTCTGGAAGCCTGGAGAGGTCTTAGAGAACTGAACATCCCAATTAACTTTTCTACCCACCTTGTGCTCAATCAGCTTGTCTCCTACGGCAACCTTTCCCTTAATGGCCTGGTTGTCTGACTCAGAAGAGAACAGCTTTACGATTGTTGAAGAGTAAAACTTTGTTGCATTACCGCCCATCGGTGCCGCCATAGTGTACATGGCGTTGATCTGGTTTCTTGCTTGACTAATAATTACGAACAGGGTCTTGCTGTTCTTGTTGTTTGCATAGTTAAGCATCTTCCAGGCATTCGAGAAGTCTCTTGACTCAGCACCGATCTGCTTGGTGTTCTCAAGCTGCTTGAGGTCAGCAGAATCTTTCTCAAAATAGATAGCTGGCAACAGAGCAGAGATTGAGTCAACAACAACCAAATCCACTCCAGCCTCCATTAGGTGAGCACCAATGTCTACCATGTCGTTAATTGTCCTGGCTTGTGAATAGATGAGGTCAGAAGCGTCCACCCCTAAACGGTTTGCCCACTCAGCGTCAAAAGACATTTCCGAATCAATCCAAGCGCAAAGCTTGCCTTCCTTCTGAGCGTCTGCAACCATTTGCAAACAGAACGAAGACTTGCCCGCTGACTTGTTTCCCCAGATGAGAACCTGCCGACCATATGGAAGGCCCCCTCCTAGAGCACGATTCAAGCCAAAGCTTGGTGTCTTTTGGTACTCTGTGGCCTCTACAGAGTCTCCTGTGGTGATTAGCTTCTTAAGCTTTGGGTTTAGTTGGGACAATACCTCTGCCGCAGTGACAGCCACTAGAACTTGACCCCATGCAGTGCTGGTCGCTTTACATTGACAGCCGCTTTGTGCATGACGGCTTCTGCCAGCGAGGTGTCTGTATAGCCATGCTCTAGGAGTCCTGCGTGCAGGTCCAAGGTACGGATGATAATGTCTGCCATTTCGTCTGCTACAGCCCTCTTACCCTGGCTCTTACGAATAGCCTCCATTACCTCTACCGCTTCTGAAACAATCATCATCAACTGCTTAGTGATAAAGATATCGTCAACCTTCTCAGGCCAGAAGCCCTTGTCTACCGCATTTCTATGAATTTCGTTAGATAATTCTTCAAACATTCGCATCCTCCAAGATGTTGGCTAGTGTTATTGTTCCGTCTTTTGCTTGTCCAAGTTCAAGGTTATAGGCCTTGCCCTCTTCAATTTTCATATATGCCTTCGCAAATTGCATGGGGAACACGACTATGGACTTTAGGTCTCTAGAAGCATCTGCAACCACGATATTAGCCATTTTCTTACCAGTTGTCTTTGTCACTCTGACATTAAAGGCTACCACAAACAGTTCTTCACCAGAGAATGGCAACTGCTTGTAGTTGAGCATCTTAATTAGATTGGACTTTGATGCTTTAATATCTTCTGATGGAATGGCTTCCATTACACGGTTGTCGCTGGCAAGAATCATGTAAGTCTTTCCAGGCTCAATGGTGCTACCCTCGATATCAAAAATACCAGTCGAGCCAGTCTTGTCTAGAAGCTCTACCCTAGTCCAACCCTTGCCCCTCTTAACCTCTTTCACCATGCCCATGAGGATAAAGGCACCCTTCTCCTCATAGTCCTCTACAGGGCTAATGAAGGCATGGTAGTGGGGAGGAACAGATAGGTTAAACTCTGGCAACCCCAGGTACTCGTAAAGGTTCTCTTTAATCTCAAAATCATTACGAGGGTTGTCATCAAATGTAGCGCCACCGATTAGCTTCATCGATGCCAGCGCACGACTGTTTGTCCCACTGCCCTTCGTGAAGGTAAACTCCTCAAGCTCTTTGTAAGATGCAAAGGGTCGCTGAGCAATGTACTTAGACGCAATGTTGTCAGATATGTACTTGATTCCAGTAAGACCGAATCGAATCCCCTTGCCTTCAATCTTAAAGTCAAGGTCTGACTCATTGACATGGGGAAGTCGAACAGGAATGCCCATACGCTTTGCCTCAATAAGATATTCGGTCCTGTCATCCTTGTCTTTCTCGTTCTTTAGGATTGAGAACATGAATTCAATTGGGTAGTAGAACTTGAGCCATGCAGTCCAATAGGAAAGGGTTGAGTATGCTACAGCGTGTGACTTGTTGAAAGAGTACCCTGCGTGAGCCTCAAAGTCATGCCACATATCCTCAGCAGCAGCCTTACCAATAAACTGTGTGGCACCAGCAACAAACTTATCCTGGAACTCGTCAAATTCTTTGGCATCTTTCTTCTTGCCAATAATCTTACGAACCTTGTCAGCTTCTACCATGCTCATTCCACCAAGTTGCACACAGGCCTGCATGACCTGCTCCTGGTACAGGATACAGCCATAGGTGTCAGACGTAAATTCCTTTAGCACGGTGTGGCTGAATGAAATCTTCTGCTTTCCGTGCTTACGAGCAATGTAGTCTTTTCCGATTGTGTTCATGGCTCCTGGTCGAACCAGAGCGTTAGATGCCGCAAGTTCGTTAAAGTCCTTGACACCCATCTTGACTAGCAGGTTCGTGTACGGAGCGGCCTCACACTGAAAGACTCCCTTGGTGTGACCGAAAGAAAGCATTTCGTAAACCCTCTTGTCGTGCATGTCGATATCAAGAAGAACAATCTTCTCTCCATGACGCTCTGCGATGATCTTGATTGCATCATCAATGACAGTCAGAGTCTTAAGACCAAGAGCATCAAGCTTGATGAGGCCAATGCTCTCAGCCTCTTCCATGTCAACACCAACAACAGGAATCCTCTCCTTGGTCTTTGGGTCTGTACGAGTCTCTAGAGGAGCAATCTTAAAGATAGGTTCACGAGAGGTAACAATTCCTGCCGCATGAATTCCTGTACCGCGAATCCTGCCGCGAAGAAGCTCTCCATACTTCTCTATCTCTGGATACTTGTCCCTGAACCACTCTGTCTGCTTGGAGTAGCAGAAGTCTTCCCAGGTATCAATCGTCTTGTTAACCTTGTTTACGTCTGCAAGAGGGATATTAAGAACACGAGAAATGTCCTTAATCATTCCCTTACCCTTGAATTGCATAAAGGTAGCGATTGATGCAACGTGTCGGTACTGGCGAACCAGGTAGTCTTTTACCTCGTCACGACGAGAGTCCTGGATATCAGTATCAATATCGGGAAAGTCGTTTCTGTCTGGGTTGATGAACCGAAAGAAGAGTAGTCCATGCTTGATGGGGTCAATGTCTGTAATCCCCAGAGCATAGCAAAGAAGCGAGCCTGCGGCTGAACCACGACCTGGCCCTACAAGGATTCCCTCTTTCTTGGCCCAAACAATCATGTTTCTTACTACCAAAAAGTACGGAGCAAAGTTCTTGTCTGAGATGACCTGTAGCTCTTCCTCAAGCCTTGCAAGATACTCTTCGTTGCCCTCGAAACCTAGAGCCTTAAGTCCCTCCAAAGACAGGCTTCGAAGTTCTTCATTGGGCTTAGGGTACTGTGCTGGAAGAAGGTCAAGGTTATCTTTGATGTTATAGTCTTGAATCTTGTCGGCAATCTCTAGGGTATTTTGGTAAATGTCTTCTCGATCAATACCCTGCGCTTTCATAGCAATGTGCATCTCTTCGTCTGACAACAAGTGAATGTCAAACTTGTTAAAGGTCATTTGACGGTCTTCACCGTAGAGGTAGTCCAGACGCTTCATCATGTCGTCAATCTTTGCAGACTCTTCATACGTTGTTCCACGAATAACCTTGTTGCTGAAAGAGTTCAGGATTAGCTTTAGCTCCTGGATTTCTTTTTGCTCTGGCCCTGAGTGGTGGCAGTCTGGAGTAACGACAGCCTTGATCTTAAACTCATCGGCAAGCTCCAGAAGAATGTGGTTAATCTCTGCTGGGTTGTGAGGCATGACCTCGATGTAGTAGTCATCTCCGAATACCTTCTTGGCCCAGAGAATATGGTCCTTAGCATATGCAAGGTTATCTGACTCAATGGCTTTTGCCAACACTCCGCTGAGGCATCCAGAGGTAATGATTAAGCCCTCTTTGAACTTCTCCAGAATCTTCCAGTCAATCCTGGGCTTCCGGTAAAAGCCTTCTGTCCATGCCAACTCGTTTAGCTTGTTGACATTCTCTAGACCCTTGGCATCCTTTGCCAGAATAATCAAGTGGTTGTAGTTTAGGTCAAGAGGGTCGTTAAGCGCCTTCTTGTCTGTGTGCTCAAGTCGGTCTTTGGTAATATACCCCTCAATTCCCAAGATGGGCTTGATGCCTGCCTCTTTTGCAGCACGGTACATCTGCCTGTGACCAGACAAGGTGCCGTGATCGGTTAGAGCGATTGCGCTCATGCCCAGAGATACGGCTCGGTCTACATACTCTTGGGGCTTTGCAATACCATCAAATAGGCTGAAATCGGAGTGAACGTGTAGTGGTACGTAACTAGTCAAAAAATAATCTCTCTCTCGTTTGTGTGCAGAAACTGGTGTAGGGTCCACCCTGACTTTTAGAAAGACAAGGTGAACCCCACGAGAACTATCTTACCACTCTGCGGTTGCAGAAGTGGAAGCCTCTGATGGACCATCAAAGCCAAGGTAGAAAGACTCCTGCTCAGCATAAGGAATCTGGTTGATAGCCTTTTCTAGAGCGTGAGGCTTTGTATCTCCCCATTCAAAAGGCTCCGAGTCAGGAGCGCCTGGAAGAAGCATGTAGCTTGTCTCTGTGCCTACGCCGTTACGCTTTAGCTTCCAGACAAGGTTTGACACGCTACCAGTGTCCATTGCATACTCAATAAGAGTATTGACAGAGGACTGCTTGCTGACACCCATTGACCATACCGCGACATATGGGGCCTCTGTGCCGTCGTCCACCAAGAGGTTGCAGTAGAAGCGCTTGCGAGCTTTCCATCCTGAGTTACCCTTGGGGTCTTTTCGGTACATTTCCTCTGCCCAGTCACGACCCTCGTCGTCCATGGTGTCTACAGCCTTGCGCCTGTAATCCTTTGGGTTCTGGTGCTCCTTAACAACAAGGGCTAAACCACGCTCTTCATTGTAGTGGGCAGAATCTTCGTCAAGCTCTTCAACAAAACGAATCTTGACAGCCTGGCCGTCAGCCAGCTTGACCCAACGAACCTTTGAGCCACCGTCATACTTTTGCTCATTAAGCAGGGCATTGATATTCTTTAGTCCCTTGATTACGCTCATAGTTTTTGTTTCTCCTTTGGTTGTTATTTATTGTAACATGGCCATAATCGACTTGTCAAATGTGAAGTTTATTTCATCAATTGCTTCGTCTGACATATCGCCAATGTCTTTGTACTGTTTGTCCAGTTGGACAACAGAGACACGAGAGCCAAGCCTTTCGATAAGCCTGTCCTTCATGTTTCCTCCAGCTTCATCATTATCTGCAACAACAATAATGTCGTTAAAGTATTTTTGAAGCAAGCCTGTTTGAATGTTTGAAACGTTTGCGCCCAAGGTTGCTACCGCTGGCATTCCTACCTGGTCTAACCTAATGGCATCAAAAGATGACTCTACCACATAAACCTGGCGCGATGCCTTTACTCTGTGCAAATTGAACAACACCTTGCTCTTTGGCAGCTTGGGAGTGTTCTTGAACTCTTTGCCCTCAACGGAGCGTCCAACAAAGCCCACAGTCATTCCATCTGGTGCCGCTACGGGGATAGTAACCATGTCCATTTTCTCGGAGTACCCAAGGGAAAACTTTTTAATGGAGTCTTCTGTGATTGATCGACCTCTGTAGTACCGCATTGCTCTGGGTGAAGCCATGGCTTGCGTGCTTAGTCTTTTGACAAGAACATCGTCAAACTGAACATACATTGGCTTTTCTTCTAGCTGACGAACAATGTCTTGCTCAATGGTTGTGTTTTGTTCCCGAGTCTTTACATACCGTGCGGCTTCAAAGTATGTTCTGTTCGAAACATGCATAACGTAGTCTTCTAGCTCTACCACCTTGTGACAGGAGAAGCAGTAGAAGATTCCAGTTCTTTTGTCTATCTCTCCGGCAGGAGTTCTAAAGTTGCCATGGAAGGGGCAGAAGATCAGAAAGTCGGAGTCTACTTCTCCCTCAATTGAGGTTCCGATTCCTGTGAGGACTCTTTTGATTTGCTCTTCTGAATATGAATTATTCGAGTCTCGTCTACCCCTGCTATCCATTCGCTTCTTCTCTTTCCTAGGTATATTCCATGAATCGACAATGAGAATTCAAAATATTCTTTCTCGTGGTTGTAGTCTATTGTAAAGTCTGTTGG